GTGGTACACTTACAAAAACAGAAGATAATCCAAGTAATGTTTTTGCTACATTAAATCCTTTAGTTAATAACGCAGGAGAAAATATGCGTTTAACTAATGGTAATACATCTTGTCAAAGTAATGCAGCAGAGGGAAACAGTTGGAAACTTGCTGTTAGTACACTTGGTATGACATCTGGTAAATATTATTGGGAAATTAAATTTGATAATGTTCATAACTGCTACAATAATGGTGTTATGGGTTCAAATGTTTTAACACTTAATGCACAAAATCCTATGAACCAAACAGGATATACAGGTTTTTATAATGTAGATGGTGGAGAAATAAAAAAAGATGGTAGTGATACAACTGCCGATTATGGAACTTATAGTACAGGAGATATTATGGGAGTGGCTTGTGATATGGATAATCACACTATTACTTTTTATAAAAATGGAAGTGCTTTAGTTTCAAATGTTTCATTAAGTACAACAGGCAGAGATGTAGTATTTCCATGTTCTGTTTTTTACAACACTAACGATACTAGTATTCCACAAGCATCTTACAATTTTGGAAATGGTTACTTCGGAACAACAGCAGTATCTAGTGCAGGAACTAACGCAAGCGGTAACGGCATATTTGAATATGACGTGCCAACAGGCTATACGGCCTTAAGTACGAAAGGATTAAACTTATAATGGCTTATACAACAATTAATAAATCTACAGATCATTTTAATACTAAACTTTATTCAGGAAACGGTTCAGCAGGAACTGCACAAACAGGTGTTGGTTTTCAACCAGATTTGACTTGGATTAAAGCTAGAACAGGTACACAAGAAACACAATCATATATTTTAAGTGATTCAATTAGAGGTGCAGGTAAATATTTATTTACTGATAGTAATGATGCTGAATCAACAGACACTAATCGATTAACCTCTTTTGATAGCGATGGTTTTACTGTCGGTTCAAATAATGCAGTTAATGCTAGTTCAACAACTTATGTAGGTTGGAACTGGAAAGCAGGAACAACTGGTTCAGGAACTTCAACAGGTTCTGGTACAGGCAAATCATATAATTATACTGTAAATACAACATCAGGATTTTCAATAGTAAAATATACTGGTAATGGAACAGCAGGTCATACTATACCACACCATATTGGTGCTAAGCCAGAATGGGTAATAATTAAACAATTAGGTGGTACTTATGATTTTAGAGTTTATTTTGATAAAGAAGGTGCTTCAAAAATTGTAAGACTAAATACTAGTGGAAATGCTAGTTCTGGAAGTGATTATTGGAATGATACAGCAACTTCATCAACTGTTGTTACTTTAGGAAATGGTGCTGGAGTTAATGGTAATGACGAAGATTATATTATGTATGCTTTTGCACCTAAAGAGGGTTATTGCAAAATGGGTAAATATAATGGTAATGGAAATATTAACGGACCATTTGTTTACACCGGGTTTAAGCCGTCATTAGTTATAATTAAGGATGCAGACAATAATGGAGAAAATTGGTTTATTTTTGATAGTAAAAGACCAGGGTATAACTTTAATGCAAATCTTTTAAATCCAAATGATAGTGCATCTGAAACTACAAGTGGAGCAAATGGAATAGATATTCTTTCTAATGGTTTTAAATGTAGAGAAGATAATAATGGAACTAATAGAAGTGGTGGTGAAGGATTTAATTATTTAGCAATAGGTCAATCATTAGTAGGTTCAAACAATGTACCATGTACAGCAAGATAATTTATGTGGTTTAGTGCTTTAAAATTAGGTGTTAATGCCGCCTCTCACATTTATAAAAAGCGGCAAGAAACCAAAATGGCTATGGCAGATGCACAACATATGCATGCTTCTAAAATGGCTAAGGGTGAAAGTGAATATCAGGGAAAATTATTGGAGGCCAGACAATCGGATTGGAAAGATGAATTTGTTTTGATTATTCTTTCGGCTCCAATTTTAATCTTGGCATGGGCAGTGGTATCGGATGATCCAACTGCAATGGATAAGATAAAATTATTCTTTGACTATTTTAGTCAATTACCTAGTTGGTTTACCAATTTGTGGATCCTTGTAGTTGCCAGTATATATGGTATAAAAGGTACACAAATATTTAGAGGTGGTAAAAAATAAAATTTAAAATTATAGGGTAGTTTAAAAGCTACCCTGTAATTATTCGAAATACTTTTTGATCATTTCTAATTGATCATCATATTTAGATATTATTTCTAATTCTTTTTCTATAGTTTCTATAATATCAGGATGCTCTGCTATTCCTGTTGATTTTTGTAATAATAAAATTACATTTGTTTTATGTTTTTCAATATGCCCTTTAGCATGGGCTTTTAATGCTAATATTAATTGTTCCATCATATTTATACTTTATACATTGTATATTTAACAGTTAATTCCTCACCTTTTTTAATTAGTCTATTCGTGACTAAATGAGTTTCTTCATGATATATACAATCTTCCCTTTCTTTAATACAATTTGGTTTATTACTATGATTAATAAATCCACCTAACGGTGTTCTAATAGTATGATTAAATTCAGTTACATGATGCATCATACCTAAATTAGTATTTTTCTTTATATCTTTAGTAGCAAATAATCCTAATCCTTCAATGTTTGATTTTTTTATTGTTAATGAATTAGGTAATGGTTTATACTTTCTTGTTTTCATATATCTTTCTTTATTTATGGGCAGTTTAAACAGATTACCCAGCTGCTTCGGTTTACTAGTAGTGATGTAGGCCGAGAGAGGAAAAAGCCTATGCTCATCCACCTACCATTGTCTGTTAGCCATTGCCATATAGGTCTTACTTGTGGATCTAACTTCTAACCGAATTTTATTATAATACTTCTTTGAAAGCAATATTACTTATATTGTAATTTAATCTTCCAGTTTCAGCATTATATGTAGCTTGACCACAATGACCAGTATCTCCAGTAAACCTACTTTTTAAAACAGCAAATTTAACTGCATTACGTTCTTGCTTTTCAGCTGCCATCATGTTTCTACTAAAGGCTACAATATCAAAACTAATTTGTTTAATACTTCCAGATCCCTTTATATCATCTAATGATGCCATACGGCCTTCTTCAAATGATTTATTATCCCCATGACTTTTTCTTAAATGGGATATTAAAGTTAAATGGATATTATATCTTTTAACAATTTTTAATAATGAACTCATAACCTTATCAATTGCTTCATTACCTGATAAACCTTCCGACCCTTCAGATACAGCAATTGTTATGTGATCTAAAATTAAATATTGACAACCTAATGCAGCCAAATATTCAATCCTAGATAATAAAGAACTATCTTGAACAGATCCTTGATGATCTAATAATATTAATCTTTCATCACCAAATACTTTTTCAAAACCTTTTCTAGCTTCTTGTTCAGTACAATCTTCTGGTGTTCTAATATTTCTATTTATAGACATACCAATTAATCTAGTAGCAGTATCACCAATAGATTCTTCTAATGATATTAAACCTATTTTAGCATCAGATTGTTCTAATAAATTTAATATTGTTTCTTTAACAACAGTTGATTTACCTGAGCCTGTACCAGATGTAAATAAAGTAATTTCACCTAATCTCATTCCTAATAATTTATCATTTAAACCTTTTAAACAATCAGGATATGGAACAGATTTAGTATTAGATCTTTCCTTAAATGCTTGCCATATTTTTTCACCGGATACAAAATTATCTGGTTTATATGATTTAGCTGACCAAACATCTTGTAAATATTCATCAATTAAACCTTTTTCTAAAGCTTCATTAGCATCTTTATGAATACTATTTACAATATGAGCTTTACCTGGTTTAATAATATGTGCAACATCTTTTGATGCCTCAATACCATATTCATCATTATCAAATGCTAAGAATACTTTTTCGTATTTATTTACAAATTCTAAATTAGATGCGATATTTCTTCTAGCACTTTGGGCTCCATTAACAATTGATACCACATCAAATTGTGCTTTAGCTTTTGTAAGCATTTCTAATAATGATAAACAATCTATTTCACCTTCAGTAATAACTAAGTTTTTTCTTTTACCACTATTACATTGGTTAAATAATTCAGGTACTTCAGCTTTACCAATAACTCTAAAATCTTTGGTAGCAACTATTCTTTTCTTATATGCTTTAATTTTTTTATTTACTGTTATTGGATAATAATGATTTATAATATTTCTTTTATCATCATATTCAATTTTAACTCCAGCATTATATAAAACCTTTTTAGATATACCCCTAAATGTATCTATTGGTAATTGACTTATTTCATCTAAAGTTAATTGTGATTGTACAACTTTAAATTCAATATCTACATCTTCTGTACCAGATGCAGAACTTTTTTTACAACTGAAACAATATGTGGATCCATCAGAATAAACAGCATTTGCGTCTGATGAACCACAAGACTCACAGCTTGTGTGTTTTATAAACGTTGTATTCTTTCCCATATATTTCCTCTCTTGTTATTTTATATCTTTTTGTAGCCCATTTAACAAACCTCTTAATATCTCTACCAGTTGCAGAGGTCATCATAAGATTTGCTATATTGGTTACAAATTCTACATTACCTTTTACATATCCTAACCTAGGATCTATTCTATCTAATGTTGGGCTTAATTTTCCTAAACTAATATTTGAAACTTTCATTGTGTATCCAAGAATTGGACATACTGAATTTTTAGGATAAATAGATTCCAAATAATTAGATGTTAAATTAAAAGGTAAATTTTTTATTCTTGCTCGTCTTTTAGAGGCTTTACAAGCAGTAACAGCAATACCCCTAATAGATTGATTATACTTTTTTTGATTGAATGCCATTTAAATAATTTCTCCAGTATTCTATTGACCATCTTGAATGATCTTCAAAGTCTTTAATAAGATATAACATTGTGCCCATTACATTTAATCTTGATAAAAAATCTTCTGGATAATGTTTTTTATATGCTTTAATAACAGCTTCAAATTGTTCATTTAAAGTTTTATTTTTTAATATCCTATTTGCTTTAACCGGACCAACACCTTCAATACCTGGAATATTATCTACAGCATCACCTGTTAATAATTGTTGATGGAAAAATTCTATGCCTTCAATTTTAGATACAGCTGATAAATTATTATATAATAAATTATAAAATAAACCGCCAATAGTTTTCCAATCCTTATCTAAAGTTATAAGCATATATAATTGTCCATTTTTAATATGCCTAAATGCTTCAACAGAGGCTGTATCATCAGCTTCATATTTAGGAACCATAGTAGGTTTATATTTTTTAATTATATATTCACGGCATTCTAAATAATTTTCTGGTTTTTCTCTTCTTTTACCTTTATATTGTAAAAAATCTTGTTTTATTTCTTTTCTAAAATTACCACCACCTGAAATATGTAAACTATATTCATCACAAGCAGTATTCATTTTTACTTCTTCATATATATTATCAAATGTTTTTCTTACATCTAAATTATCTTTTATGGCTTTATTACAGGCTCTATATATTAATACATCACCGTCAACAATACCAATTATTTTATTATTTATAGGATCTCTTTCCTTTTTATTTCTTAATGATTGTTTATAACTTTCATTAAGATCAAATTGTTGTTGTTCTAATTTATTAATGGGTTTCATACCAATTATTTCCTTCTTTAGCATCTCCTGCCATTTGAATATTTAAATCTAATTCTTTAGTAATAAAATCACCAAATGAATAAGATAATATTTCTTTTACTCTTTTAATATTTTCTGGTTTAGTTTGAACTTGAACCTCATCATGAATTAATCCAAGCATATCAACGTCTAATTTTTCTTCCTTAAACATTTTAAAAGCATTAACAACAGCTGATTTAACTGTAATTGCTTCATATGCTTGT